CGGGGGCTCGCTACGCTCGCAAAGATAGAATCCGGGGATTGTTTATAGGCCGAACCCTATTATGATAGGTTGGAGGGAGGACCTAGGCTGGCGCAATTCTTGCAGAGACAACCTCCCTCCACCTATCGAGATGATTAGAAATGGCTACTAAGAAAACCGCAATATTTACGCTTACCGAACGAGTTACGATCAGTGCAGCTGCAACTGACACATTTGCTACTATTGATTTGGGTAGCTATGTTGATGTTGGAGATCGTCAAGCACTGCAAATTCACAGTGTTGATTACATTACACAAGGTACAACTGCATCGGAATCAATTATCGTTGCAACCGGCAGCGATGCTTCGGTTGATTGCCAAGTAACTGACCTAAACCGTGGCGGTCTTGTTTTTGCTAACGATCGTGCTCTGGCATCATCAATGCGACTTCTCATCGACCAAGGAAACAACCAGGCAACAGCTGTAACAGATGTTTACCCAGATAACTTTGGTAAAGGTGCAGATGATGGACGGTTTGTGGTTAATGATACCCTATACGTTACTGCTCGAACATCACATTTGGATACTGGAAACAGCAAAGAACTCAACGTTACTGTTCGAGTAAATGCATCTGTTGTTACACTCAACCAAAAGGACTTCATGGCAATCGCAATCCAATCAACTGCTGCTGACAACTGAGGTGATCTCAGTGAGTCTAACAGATGATGAGTTGGGCCGTATTATTCGGGCAGCACTGCAACACGGAGCGACTTCGCCTAATACTTCTGCCGACACAAAACCAAAGGCGAAGCGTTCCCCTGCAAAGAAGAAGCGTAAACCTTCAGCTTACAATGTGTACATGAAAAAAGAACTTGCACGATTGAAGAAGAAACATCCTCGTTCGTCGCATACTGTATTGTTCAAAAAAGCTGCAAAGTCTTGGAAGCGATCAGCTGATAGAAAGAGGTCGATGAAGTGATTGAAATTAAAAAGTCCCTTCGAGCATTTGCCCGTGATCGAGATGCCACAAATACACAGTGGCAAGTACCGGCAACGTTACCAGACTATCCTAATGACTATACTCGACTTGGTGGTTTATCTGGCAATTTTTTCTTTACTGAGGATGTTATTGACATCAATGGTTTGACCAATGTAATGGAGAAAGCATTGATTGTAGCTGGCGGGCAAGTGTATCAATCACCTCAATATGCCGCAGGTCTTACTCTTGCCGGTTCTGATCCACAATCAGCTGCAGGTGAATTGTACGAGTGGTTGTTTGTTACTGATGTACCATTTGACATTGAAGAATGGCAAGATGGCATTTCAGAAAGTTTGCTTAAGTACAGAATACCAGGTGTCTTCACAGACATGAATGTGGCAACAATCAAAACTATCTCCACAGACAACATTCTGTATGGTCGTATGCGCTGTATTGTTAACGATGTATTTGCACCTGGTAATTTTGGTAAAATTGTAGGTGAATCGTTTTTTGGAGATGCAAAGCAAACAATGGCATCAGAATTGTATGTCTATCGTTGCTTTTGGTTTGTAGGTGCAACGTCTGCATTAACTGACCAACTAAGAGCTCCAGAGTTACAGCTTGTCATTACAGGCATGGAAGGAGAACTTTCCGATCTCGAACAAATTATGGAGCTTCGACGATCATATTTGACACAACAAACAATAGCGTGATATTATGAGTGAAACTGAAACTGAAACTGTAATTGAAGAATCGAAAACAACTAGCAAAACTGCAAGGTTTGCAGAGTGGCTAATGAAGCGTGACGAGCGACGCCAAGAGAAGGAAACCTCCCTAGAGGGATTGATGAAGTTCAACATCTTTCTTTCAACTCTTACACTGGTATCTGTGGCTGGTGCGACTGCACTCGACTATGCAATGATTGCGTGGCTTTGGGTATGACCAAGAAACCGTCTAGAGACGCATTACGCATTCACGGAATGTACTGTGGACCTGGTTGGACCAGGGGACAATTCCATCCTGAAGCAAAAATGTTCGAGCTTGAATATGTTCGACCCATCGATGATTTAGATTATGCTTGTATGATTCATGACACATCAATCGCAATGGAAGGAACTTCTCGTTCGAGCGATCTACAACTTGCTGAGGATGCACGTCGCATTGCAAAGGCAAACAAATTCAAAAATCCATTTCTAGCAACCAAAGCACTGGCTGTTGAGAAGGTCATGAGGATTGCAGCTACAAAGCGAAAGAACCAGGACTAATCCCAAACCCATTCTGTACGATCAGGATGTCTGTTGTGAAAGAATAACCGTATCTCTCGCTCTGCATGGCATTTGATACAATGCTCTTTGAATCGTACGCGGTGATTGTTAGAACCTTGGTAATCTCGAAGTAAATCTGAATGTGAACATTCTTCGCGAAAACATTCGAGACATTTACCTGGTTCTTTTGACATTTCATCTTCCCATAGTGGTGTTGCTCCACACCATTCGCATGTATGATAATCATCACTCATTCAGATTCACCTCGTAGAATAACGCATCCGTCGCATGTACAAGTTTCCTGATCGCATTTGCAATCCCCAGGATAATATCCACCGCATACTTTGCATGGTTTAGCGTATTCAGTCATTGACGAGGCCTCCATACGACATCAGTGTTGCATTTCTCACAGTAACCGAACCAGGCGTAAGTACCATCCATAAATTGTTTCCAGTCAGCTCTAACATCTGATCCACATTCACGATGAAACATGATCCGAGATTCTTTGTGAACCTTGTTTCCTTTGTTGTGTTCGAGTAATTTATCTCGAACCCATTCAGAGAAGTTTGGTATTGTTCTTGCTATTTCGTGTGTCGTCGGACACAATGTGACGTTTTTCGGGCGCATCAATCTAATCCAAACGTTCTTTCTACTTAATGCGTACGCATGCATCATCAAAAAATCAAGGTAAACCTAAATGCAATGGCTAGTTAGCAACGGGTGGGTGAGTGGGGTTCTAACTTAGTCCACGTTTGCCACCGGGGGCTCGCTACGCTCGCAAAGATAGAATCCGGGGATTGTTTATAGGCCGAACCCTATTATGATAGGTTGGAGGGAGGACCTAGGCTGGCGC